TTACCTTCGGCATCAACATAATCGGTTCCTTTGAGAGATGCAAAGGGAGGATTGTATTCAACAAACTTGAACTTTACATAATCGGTATGATCCTCATAGACTTTATTATGTGGATACGATAGTCTATTACTGGTAGGTTTACCACCACGATTACCTTTGAAAGAATACTTTACAGTTTTTTCTTTTGCTTTATCTGCAGCAGCATCAGATGTCTGTGCTGCTAAAGCATCTTCGAGTTGCTGTTGCGCTCCCGCTCCTGGTGCTGGCATTACTTCACCATCTCCTTATCTGATTGTTTACCATAACCTTTGATTACTCTGCTACCTTTGATCCTATCGTAGTAAGTTTCGTTAGTTTCTTCCCAGACAAGTTCTTTATCATAAGGGAATGCAGTAGAACCAATATTTTTTACAAAGTCTTCGGTTGGTAATAGTATAGCGGTGTCCCATTCATCAGCAGCAAGATCAAGAAGGAGACCATCAACATGATTCTGCAAGTATTTATGAAAACATACCTTAGGAATGTCAATCCTACCCTTCATAAGTTTTTGCACTGCCTGGATCCTCTTCTTTGGATTCATGTAGTGTAGATTTGCTCCAAAGAATTCTGTTGATGATGCCTTGACAACATACACCAAAGGATTCTTATCATAGTATGGAAGATGCTTCATCTTCGCCGTGTATTCAAACATAAACAAGTGTCCTTCCTTTGTGAATCGACGAAGGACATTCTCATCTTCATTAGTCTTTCGTTCATCTCGTATGAACTTACTTAAATCAGTTTTGTAACTTGATGCTGCTTGCTTTACTGCAGATCTATACCATGAGAGAGATTGCTTCTCTCCTCCTGCTGCATTAGATACTTTTTCAAACAGTGTGTTGGTTCTGGTATAAGTCTTGGTGCGTTGAACAGACTTAAATCCTTGTGCCATTTTAGACTCCTAAGTGTTCTTCGGTGAGGATTAAAAATTTCATCTGCCTGTCCTCACAGAAGTCCTCAGCTGCAGACCACTTAGCGCGGTTCTTAGCGTAAGTTAGAACTTCTCTTCTCCAAGAGGCAGTCTTACGTTTTGGTTTCTCATTCGGTGCTTGTGTTTGCTTCTTGGGTTTAACTTCGATCAGATATTTACTGACCATGCCTGACTTAGATACAACTTTAATATAGAAGTCAGGGTAGTAGCGGTGGACTCGTCCGTCTGTTGGACAACGATAAGGAATGATTACTTCCTCGCTACCCCACTCAACTATGGAGGTGTTCATGTCACAGAAATACATAAACTTACGCTCCCACAGACTTCTATAAATGATACGGGTAGGGTTACCCTTATACTTCTGTGGATGCTTGGGTTTATATAGCCCTGAATACGCCATAAATATAAATATACCACCACGATTATTTAGCGTGTCAATTAAGAACTTCATGCAAACGATTGTCGCTCATGGCGGCATATCGTATAGCAATAATTATGATGTGGAGTGGATCTTTCCTAACAATACTGGTAATAACTCATTGGTTACTAAACTTAATGAGTTTAATTTTGGATTGTCCTTAGGAGGAACTCAAGGGTTTGGCGACCAGGAAGGACAGGAAGGACTGGTTGGTGGAAACATTCTGGGAAGTGGTGTTCAATCTAAAGGCACTGTTATCAAATACTTTTGTGAGGAAGCACAACTTCCAAACGTTTCTGCAATGACTGGTCAAACTACTGGTAGATTACTTGGTGAAGGTCAGGTAAACTATGCACACACTAGACTCTATACTGATTTTCAGTTGGGGTGGATTTGTGATGCAGACTTGACACCATTGAAGTTCTTAAACCTGTGGTATGGTCACATTTTTGGTGAGTATGATACTAAGGGAAACACAATCAATCCACAAAATGTAAGTGGACAGAAATTATCAAAAGTTAAGGACAATGCTGCTGAAGGTAATAACATTCTATCTGAAAGAACAATCAGACTAAACTATCCTGAGGATTACATGGCAAAATGTTTGATCACTAAGACTGAGAAGGGAGTGAATGCTTCTAATAGTAGAGCAGCAATGGCATATACAATGTTAGACTGCTTCCCATATGCTATTGATGCTGTTCCTCTATCTGCAGGGGCATCTCAGGCAACTAAAGTGACAGCAAACTTTTATTATTCTAAGCACACCATTACTTACAACAATATTCAAAATTATTCTGGTTAATTATTATGGCATTACCATCACTGGCGACACCAACTTATGAAACTGAGTTGCCATCTACAGGAAAGAAGATTAAGTATCGTCCTTTCCTAGTTAAAGAAGAGAAGGTTCTCCTTCTCGCTACCGAGAGTGAAGACAGGAAAGAAGTAAAGGATGCAGTCAAGACCATTGTCAAGAGCTGTGTTCTATCTAGAATTAAGGTAGAAGATCTTGCAACGTTTGACCTGGAGTATCTGTTCCTAAAGATTAGAGCAGCATCTGTTGGTGAAGATGTGACCATGAAGATCACATGCCTGGATGATAACGAGACTAGAGTTGACTACACACTTGACATCTCAGATGTAAAGGTTACTATCCCTGATGGTCACGATAAAAAGATCGAACTGACTGACAAAGTTGGTATGATCATGAAGTATCCTGGACTAGATGAGTTCGTTGACCTGACACTACTTGGAACTGATTTGGATGATCCTGATAAAGTATTTCAGACTGTCGCCAGATGCATCGAACAGATCTATGAGGGAGAAGAAGTATATGATGACAGCACCACTACTTTGAAAGAAAAGATACAGTTCGTGGAGTCACTGACACAAAAACAGTTTGAAAGTGTAAAAAAGTTTTTCACAACGATGCCTGTGTTGCGTCATGACTTTAGTGTAACCAATCCAAACACTGGTGTCGAATCGTCCTACACGTTGGAGGGTTTACAGTCTTTTTTCGGGTAGGCATGTTCTATAATACTTTGGAGAACTATTTTAGAACAAACTTCTCTCTCATGCAGCACCATAAATACTCTTTGACTGAGATCGAAGGAATGATGCCTTGGGAGAGAACAGTTTATGTTTCTCTTCTGAACCAGTGGATTAAGGAACAAGAAGAAAAAATAAAAGCTCAACAAAATGCCTGAGGTTGATCCTAAAAGGAAGAAGAATTTACAGGAACTCATCGACCGTATGGGGAAAGGGTTCGATGAGAACTTGCTGGATCCTCTTGTAGATTCTATTGTTAACGAACCTGATAAACCTCTCCCTAGTGAGAGTCAGGTCAAGGCAAAGAAGATAAAGTATCAAGTCATTGAGGTATCACCTACTGGAAAGGGTGAAGATCTTGCTTCGTTTTTTGGTGCTAAAATTGGAGAGTCATTCTCCATGGCAGCAAAAGCACGTCGTGCTGATAAGGGACTTGCTAAACCATCAATGTTTTACTTGGGTAAAGCATTAGGCAATCAGTTTGGTGGTGACCTAGTAAATAGGACCAAAGGATATGTCTCTGCTAATCCAGATGACACACAAGATCCTGCACTAAGCAGGAGTCAAAGGTTCACTGCGAGTGTGCAACCTTTTATGGGTGAGCAGGGACCACTCCCTGCCCCAGTCCAAGGACCAGAGAGAACTGGTATCCGTGGTGCATTTGATAAAGTTGCAGAACAATTCGATCAACTTATTGCTCTCAGAAAACAGAAGGCAGAGCAATCTAAGGTAGCAAATCAGATCCAACAGATAGAAGTTAAGGAAGCTACCGAAGAGATCACAGAGAACAATGAGTTAAAGAAAAAGTCTACTGAAATTCAGAAAGATTTCATAGCATTTAATAGAGAGCAGCAGGGTGATGCTGAGATTCTTGAGGTAGAAACTACTGCCGAAGAAAGAGATCCAATGGCAGACACATTGGATATTGATAACCGTCGTGATGAAGACGAAGAAGAAGGCGAAGATGATGATCGTGATGGTGGTAATAAATTCACAGACTTTTTGGACTTTGGTCTAGATTTATTGGATGGTGGAGAATACTTTGGTCGTCGTTCTGCTAGTGTAGGAAGACGAGGTATGGGTAGAGTTGTCCAAAGGACAGCACTACGACTTGGTGGTAAGAAACTAGCAAAATCTGCTGTAGTTCAAGGAAGTCAGGCACTTCTTAAGAAGGTAGCGTTACCTTTATTGCGTCCTATCTTCAAGCGTATCCCTCTTGTTGGTGGACTGATTGACTTTGTTGTTTCATTAGCACTAGGAGAACCACTAGGTAGAGCAGCAGCGAAAGCAATTGGCGCTACATTAGGTGGTGCATTGGGCACACTGATTCCTATTCCTGGCGTCGGCACCATTGCTGGTGGTATTCTTGGTGATATAGTTGGTGGTGCTATCTATGATGCTGCCACGGGTGGTGGAGGTAGTGCTCCTGCTCCTCAAACAGAGTCAGTTCCTGGACCAGATCCAGATGAACCACCAGAAAAACTGGCATCGGGTGGCATCATGGCAGGTGAAGCAGGACCTGAAGCAGTATTCAGTCTCAGTTCCACAGAGGGTAGGAAAGTAGTTGATGAAGTATCATCGGTGCAGAATACATCGATGTCTGCACTACCATTCATCCTAGGTATCACACAAAATGTAACCAGTCTAATTTCTGGTCCAGCAAAACCATACATCCAACAAGAGATTGGAACATTAGAAAGATTGTTTGGCATTGCAAAGTTTAACGTCAGTGAAGTTGTCGGCAAGGGTATTGATGCTGTTAAATCAGTCGGACAAAATCTTAACATAGAAATTCCTGGAACTAATACTGGAGGTGATGATGGAGTAGAGGCAACAGAAACTATTGGTGGCAGTCCGATTACTCCAGTTAATGTTCCATCTGGAGATGTAAAAGAGAGAGCGAAGGTTGCATTCCAATTCTACAAGTCAAAAGGATTCTCGGATTCTGGTGCTGCTTACATGGTTGGTAACTTGATGCAAGAATCAACATTAAATCCTGCTGCTAATGGAGACAACGGACATGCATGGGGTCTAGCACAGTGGAGAGATGATGCAGCATCTGGTGCAAGATGGATCAAGTATAAAGAATGGGCAGCAGCAAACAACAAACAACCTGGAGACTTCTATGCACAGTTAGAATATACTGTTGTAGAAGGTGCAAGTTATGGAATTGAGAGAATGAAAGGTAATGATGTTGAAAAACATAAGCAATTTGTAAAAGCATATGAAGGATATTCTGAAGAAGGTTCCCGCTTTGGTTTTGCTCAAGATATTATTAATAACATCCAAGAATATAAGGGAGCAGTTGCGCCAGTGATGACTCCTCCACCATCATCAACACCTGCCCCTACTGAAAGTCAAAGTAATGATGAAGATGGAGGACACAATGCAGAAAATCCTGGACCTGCAGACGCAACACCTGCTGAGGCTCCACAAACAGTTGATAGTTCATCTGCAGCACAAAATGGTGGTCATACACCAGAGAATCCTGGACCTGTTGCAACTGCACTGGCACCAATGCCTATGCATCTCCAAGAATCTGACAAGAAGAGTCATATAACTGTTCAACCTATCATTTATGAAGGAAGTTCTACACCTATTGGTTACCAAAAAAATATTGATACAGGTGGTGGACAAATGGCTCGCTTCTTTTATGATAAAACAGGAGAGAAAACAACTCTTGTTGACCTGAAGGCAGCAAGGTTGCAGACTAACTGATAAATACATAGGTGAAACAAATTTCATCATACGATTACACAAATTCCGAAAAAAAATCTCCGCAAAAATTTAAAGAAAAAGGTCGAGCATGGCAGCAGGCACCGAAAGTTACGAAGCACCTGAATATGGAAATCTCGCTGGTGCTATTGGCGAGAAGATTGGTGGTGCTCTTACGATGGCAGCAGGAGCAAGACGCCGCCGTAATGAGGAGATAGATGAATTAAATAGTAAAGAAGATAAAACAGACGAAGAAAAACAAAGACTAAAAGACTTACAGTCTCAAGGATTTGGGTTCATTGCAAAGAAAGCAATGGGTGCTGAGTTCGGTGGAGACATGAAGAGAAGAACTAAAGGGTTCTTCCAAATGAATCCTGATGATCAGAATGATCCAGCATTAGATAAGAAGAAAAGATTTGAAGCACTGCTGAGAGCACAACCAGTAGGAAATCAAACAGCACCTGGAGCACCACCAGAGGCACCAAAAGCATCTCCAGATGGCGGTGCCTTAGGATCATTTGCTACTGGTATTATTGAGAAGATTAGTCTTCTTTCTAAGAAAGTAGATGATCTAAAAAATGTAGAACAGAAAGATCAGACACCTAAAACTGTAGTAAATCTCAGTAAAAATGTAGGTAGCATTAGAAGGTTCTTCTCTAAGAACAATAAGATTGAAGAAGAACAAGTAAAGATTTCTGAGCAGCAACTAGAACAGCAGAAAGAAGAGGCTGCTGACGCAAAGCAAGCAAGAGCAGAAGCAGTAGCAGAGGGTAGAAATAGAACTGCTGGTGGTAGTGAAATTGATAACAGCAGGAAAGGATCCACTCTCAAAGGATTGCTTGGTGGAGCACTTGACTTTGCTGGTGACCTGCTTGGTTTTGGTCGTCGCGGTCGTCGTGGTGGCAGGAGAAGAGGTGGTCGTCGAGGGGGTGGTATTGGTTTAGGTGGGTTCGGCAAGCGTGGCAGGCGCAGAGGCGCGTCTCGCGGCATGAGTGGAGGTAGAGGTAGGACTCAATACACTGCTCCTGTCGGTCCACAACCGATGAACTCTGCCACACCATGGGCACGTAAAGGTGCTGGTGATCGTGGTGGTCAATTTGGACAGGGTGGATTTGCTCCAAGAATGGAGGCATCACCAATAAAGTTTGCAAGTGGTGGTATTGTTGACAATCCAACCACAGGACAAGCAGTTATTCCAAAGAACAAACTAACAGCAGCAGTCAAAACTAATCAAGATAATGTAAAGAAAGCAGATCCTTTTGCTAAGGTGATGCAACTACCTACCATGGCAGCAGGTGCTCTGCTCATGTCAACGGTTGGTAATGTCATCAACAACATGGGTGGTATATCTAAACTATTCCGTCCAGTTCTGCAGAGAATGTTTGTTCCTGCTGCTACAGCATTTGGTCTGCCTGCTAATCTAATTAGTGCATTCTTTGGTTCTAGTGGTGCTTCAGCGAAAGGACTTGGAGGGATTGGTAAAGGCAAAGGTAAAGGGAAAAATGGTGGCGGTGGTGAACAAACATCATCTAATGTCACACCTGGATCTACTATTGGCGGAGGAACAGTTACTGGTGGTGGTTCTGTTGATGGATATTCAATCTCATCACCTTTCGGTGCTCGTAATACTGGTATACCAGGCGCTTCTACTAATCACTTAGGCGTTGACTATCGCACACCACAAGGAACCAAACTTTCTATCAAGAGACCAGGAAAGGTTATTGATACTACTACCCCTGCTATGGGTAACAATGGTGAAGTATATATTCAGCATGATGATGGATCTAAATCTAGATACTTACACATGAGTGCTGTAGCAGTGTCTCCTGGTGAACGTGTTGATACTGGAGCATTCCTTGGTAAAACTGGTGGAGAACCTGGAACTCCTGGTGCTGGTCCTACTAGTGGTGCTCACCTACACTTTGAATACTATCCTAACGCTTCATCTGGTCCTGTTGATGGTGCTCCCTTTGCATCATCGATGTTTAGTGTAGGTGGAACACTAACACCTACTACACCACAAACACCTGTTACTCCAACAACACCTACAGCAGTTGCAACTGCTGCGACACCTGCACCTGCTGCAGCAACTCCACAATCAAATAAACCAACAACACTAGAACCTATTGTTATCCCTCGTCCTGCCCCTGCCGCTGCAGCACCAGCAGCTGCTGATAATACAGGTAATGGTGGTGCTAATCTTCCCGTAAGAAATCCTAACGCATCAATGTCATTGCTAGGAGGTATGCCGTAATGTCAAACTCAGTTAAGAAATTTGAACCTCAGAAAGTAGTCATCGCTGACGTTGATGGCATTCAGTATGATGTCACCAGAGCAGTTGGAATGTTCTCTTACTATGAGGACATCTATCAACCATTTGTTACAGCAAATATGCTGATGGTTGATAGTGGACAAAACTTTATTGGCAATCTACCTATTCAAGGTGGAGAGGAAGTTACTGTCAAACTAATCAACGTTAGAAAGGAAGCAGTAGAATATAAGATGAGGGTCCAGAAGATCGTAAACAGATCTGTTGAAAGGAACATGCAATATTATACTTTAGTGCTTACATCTAAGGAAGGTCTAGAGAATGATACTGCTAGAGTAACAGAGAAGTATAAAGCAAACGCAGAGGCAATCGTCTCCGATGTTCTTAAGAATGTATTGAAGACTGACAAAGAATTGTTTGCAGAAGAATCTCAATTCAAGATGAGTATATTCCCTAATGGTAAGAAGTGTCATGCATTAGTGCAATCATTGATGTATAAGACAGTATCAAAGACAACCAAGTTCAACAAAGGTCGTGGTGCTGATGATGATACTAAGAGCGAATCAGAACTAGGTGGTAGTAATAAGAAGAAGTCATCAGGAACAGCAGGTTATCTATTCTTTGAGAATAAAGATGGATTCATCTTTCAATCTATGGATAGACTATGCTCCGATGGCACAGATTCTTTCGGTGGCACTGCACCAGTAGAAACATACTACTCACGTCCATCTGTTGGTATGCCACCTGATCAGGTATACTATAACATTGAGAACTATGCATTCGATGGTGACATCGACATGTCTGAGAAGTTAAACAATGGAATATATTCTACACACATGTGCTACTTTGATATCTCTTCTCAAAAATATGAAGAATATACTTATGATATGGCAAAGACATTTAATAATATGTCACACCTTGGTAGTCAGACAACACTAGCAAAGTATCAAAAACAATTAGCATCAAGACCTAGCAGAGTTATGAGTATCCTGCTAGACCATGAGGCATGGTATAGCGGAGAAGATGTTGCTAACCCAGAAGAGGGTGGTGATACACAGTTCCCAGACTATGCAAAGTATTATACTGCACAGTCTATTGGTAGGAGATACTTGATGGATACTCACAGAGTTCAGATTGAGATCGCTGGCAATTCAGACCTGAGGGTAGGAGATAAGATTAAGATTATGCTGCCTAACATGGTAGCAGAAAAACTGAGAGAGGAGCAACCATATGATGAGGAGGCAAGTGGAACTTATCTAATTGCTGCATTGTCTCACAACTTTGCATTCATTGTTGACAGTGGAGAACCTAAGTTCTTCACCAACTTGGAACTCATTCGTGACACCATGGGTATTAAAGAATATGCCTCTAAGGTTAAATAAGAGTAGGAGTTATTAAAAGATGGATCAATCTTTATCATCACTGTATCCCATACATCAGATTGGTTCTGACGGATTCTCCTGGTGGATCGGTCAGGTAGAGACCAACAAAAAGGATGACCCTAAAAGGTCTGGTAGATATCGTGTGCGTATCATTGGACAACACCTGAAGACAGGTGACAATGCTACATCTACAGAGGAACTACCATGGGCACATATCATGATGCCTGTGACCACACCGTTCATTGAAGGTGGCACTGGTGGTGCATCTCCTGGACTGCAACGTGGTTGTTTTGTTGTTGGATTCTATCTGGATAATGACAAGCAGAAGCCTGTCATCATGGGTTCTATTGGTGGTGTCAAAGGTGCTACTAAAGAGTCATTCCAAGATGACAATCCAAATGCTCCACTAAACTTCAAACCTGTCCTTGATCCTAAGACTAATCCAAAGCAGAATCGATCTGCAGATACCCAGAGTGGTAAGAACAAGAGCGGTGCTAATACAGATAAGGGTGTTGTTGATGCAGATAAAGCAGATCTGAAAGATGGTGCTCCACCTGTATTATTAGCAGCATATGCAAAGCACAGTGAAACTAATCCTACTGGTGGTAAGAGTTGTGTTGTTGTTGCTAACCCTAACTGCGGACAAGAGAATAATCTTCGTAGTGGTCTGACTAGAATCATTGGCGATCTTCTTGCTGCTAACCAAGCATCAGGAGGAAACATTGGTGACTTCTATGTTAGTAAGATCAATGGTCTTCTTTATGATGGCGTTTATCAAGCACGTTATCATATTAGTCGTGTAATCAGACTAGTCAAGAGTTTCGTTGCTAGAGGAAAGACAGAGATCACAAAGGCACTTCGTGGTGCTATTGATTTTTTGAATACAAATTTACTAACCACAGAGGCAGTCGTAGGAAACACTGGACCACTCGCAGATCCAGATAAAGCATTCAAACCAATCACAGAGAAGAGCAACAGACTCAAGACAATTAAGAAAATCTTTGATGATATCTTTGGGGAACTTGGTTGTAGTATCGCAGACATCACTGATACTATTGCACAATTCATCACTGATTTGTTGATGGGATTCATTCAAGATGTATTCAATAATGCTGCATGTTTTATTGACACATTAGTTGATGGCATCCTGAATGAGATCCTTGCTAAGTTTGATGAAATTGTTAATACAATCCTTGCACCTATCCAAGCAATTTTAGAAGCAGTTGGCGCACCATTAAACTTTATCGGTGGAATCGTTAATAAGTTCATGAGACTACTGGGCATCACCTGCACGGGACCTGGACAGAAGTGTGAACCAATCCAACAGAAATGCACAGACTGTGGTAACGAAGAAGATGACTCACTTGATAAACTTCTGAAGGCACTTGAATCGGGAATCGGTGATCAGTCTGCATTTATTTGTGATGAAGCAAAGCAAGTTCCTGAGAAGAAACCTACCGAAATTACATTTGTTGGTGGTGTTCCAGATGATCTCTCACCATCTCCAGAAAACACACCACCATCTGGTGATGCTGTCATCGACTTCCCAATCCCAGAGGTAGATCTTGATGAAGATTTCGATGATGATCCTATTGATGAAGACAATCTACCTGAAGATGGATCAATTATATTCCCTGACCCTGATGATGATGGTTTGCCTACCCTACCACTAGGTGATGAACCATTTATTGAAGTATACACAGAGAAAACCCTATACAATGAGGGAGACACTATTGTTTACAATCTAACTGGTGTTAATATTCCTGACGGAACTCAATTTGATTACGAACTATCTGGTCCTACCATCGCACAGAGTGACATCGTTGGATCTCTTACGGGAGAGTTCACTGTCACAAATAATACTGCTACAGTTTCTGTTATTCTTGCAACAGATGAGGAGATAGAAGAAGCACCAGAACTACTGATCTTTACTGCTACTACAAAAACTCCAGTCGTAGTGGATACAGAAGAGTTTCCACTAACGACTTCTACTGATGTTGCAATTGATAGTAATATTAATGATCCAGTATCGCCAGATCCATCACAGGTTGCTGTTTGGAATCTTACTACAGATAAGAATTCATATCAGGAAGGAGAAGATGTTCTGGTCACAGTAACTACACAATATGTTGCTGATAATACTGAAGTTGATTACTACATTATTGGTAGTGGCATTACAGCAGAAGACTTTGTAAGTAGAACACTATCTGGAACTCTAGTCATTAGAAATGGCGCTGCTGTATTTGTCATTGGTATTGAGGATGATAGCACTATTGAGGGTATCGAGAATGCAACTATCATTCTTGCACGTAAAGGAGTTAGCACATCATTCAGCATCACTGAAGAAGGTGGTGAGGAAGATGAAGTAGTAGATGATACTGATGGTGATGATGACTTCAGAATCAAGAAACCAATCGCTGGTGATATTATTACTGATGGCACTGGTGCTATTGTAGAGATTCCTATCAAGATTCCTGGTGGACCGTATCAAACTGCACCACAGATCATCATTACTGGTGATGGATATGGTTCTGGTGCTGTTGCTCTGCTCAATGATAAAGGGTTTGTTACTGAAGTCCGAGTCACTAGACAAGGTATCAATTATGTTCCTAATACAGCTGATGAAAACAACTTGCAGTGTGTGATCGATTCGTTCACTCTACTATCTCCTGGTAGTGGATACACTGAAGCACCTGTTGTTCTGATCAATGGTGAAAGAGATATTGCAGAGGCAATTATCGACCAAAGAGGATTTGTCGTCAGCATCAGAACGCTAGATAGAAGCAAGCGTTACACAGATATGCCTACTGTTACACTACTAAGTGGTGTAGGTGGTGGTGCTCGTTTCTTACCTAACATGGTTTGCCTAGATAGTAATGAACTTGAGCGTAGAGGTTACGCCAAGATTGGAACTGGATCTTACGTTGATTGTCCATAATGTCACAAGAGAAAGCAACAGAACAAAAAGCAAGTTCTGAACAGAAGAAATTACAAGAGAAAGGTCCAGCAAGACCTGAAGGTGCTGATGCGCCTGAAGAAGGTCAGTTTAGTAATGAAGATTTTAATGTCATTGCCACTAAACATGGGTGGACAATGGGAACCTATACAAACAAGGATGGATCCACTGGTTTTATCCTAACTAATGGTCAGACGATGTTCCACTTAGATGTAAATGGTAACATCGTCATGGCAACTGGTAAACCTGGACAGTCAGGTTGTGGTGGTAAAGTCGTCATTCATGCTAAAGATCACCACGAAAAAACTGATACCTATGCTCTACATGTTCGTGGTAACGATGATGAGCAGACTAAAGAAGAGGATGGAAGCACTACAAAGTCAGCACCATACTCTATCTACGTTGAAGGTGATGTTGCCATCGAATCACAAGGTGGTGATGTTGGAATTAAAGGAGATAACATTACACTAAATGCAGTCAATAATCTAACTTTACGCGCAGGAGAGAATGTTAACATAGAACCTGCTGAAGGTCAAGGTAAAGTAAATGTTACTGCTGCTGATATCAACATGGATTCATCATTCACTAGATTTACTACTAGTGGTGGTTTTTATGTTGATGGGTCAGGTGAGTTTTCAGTCAACCAGAAAGATCAGATAGGTGCATCAACTTCTTTCAATACTATTGGAACAGTCAACCAAGTCATCAAGGGGGACTACAATCTAAGAGCAACAGGCAATCTTCAACTAGAGTCAGACTTTGGTCACTTGCTATTCAAATCCACTAAAGGTGGTATGGCAAGAATCCTCAATGGTGATGATACTACCACTGTAAGAGGTTTGAAGGATTTAACTGTTCTTGGTAAGTCAGTAAACCTTGACGAACCACCTGCAGCATATAAGATGACACTAGGATCATCACTCAAAGGTTCTCTTGAAATTAAAGGTTCATCGTTCTTCAATGCTACGTTTGTTGGAGCATCTAGTTTTAATAGCACCAACGTCAACATCATTGGTAAGACTGCTGTAACCATGACAGGTAAATCAATTTTCTTAAATTGATTACGTAAAACTCGAAAAATTTTCTCTGTCCAAAAATACCTAAAAAAGTCGAGCTTGACAAATCCCCACAAAACGAGTAGGATGACTCTGTAAGGGTTCAAGGATTACTGTGACTCTAAATACTATTGAATGATTCTTCATTATGCATTACAAACCATATAGTCCTGAGTGGCATAGATATCGATATTTAAAAGAAGCACTTAATAAGTATCTTGACGATTACGTTGAGAACAATATAATTATGGAAGATATTCTCGACATTATTTGCATTCGTCAAGAAGAAGCACATGCTGAATATCATAAACTTGAAGATTTAGAACTAAAACTCCGAGACTGACATGCTATCAACTCAATACAGACTACGATTGGAATTTATCTGTAAATGCATTGCAAATGGAGAAGAAGTAAAATTATCTGATATGATTTGGGCGAACAAATTAGCAAAGGCAAACACCACTGCTAATGACATGTTGAAGATGGCACGTCGGCAAATCACGTATAAGATTGAAGAAGGTAGCACAGACGATTTTCTGAATAGGA